AATCTACGGAAACTCCGGATACCAGATGCTCGGACTTCCAATCATCACCGATGCAAACATCGGAACAACATACGGAACAACAACAAACCAGGATGAGATTTATTGCGTATCAGCAAACGAATCACACCTCTGGGAGCAGCCAGGATCACCGTTCGCCCTTCGCTTCGATGCAACAGGCGCCGGAAACCTCACACTCAAGTCTGTCGTTTACGGCTACGCCGCATACACAGCAGAGCGCTACCCACTTGCAGCCTCGATTATTTCAGGCACAGGTCTAAGCGCACCAACCTTCTAATCGAAGGCAAGCACTAATTGTGTAGGGCGAGTGGCCCACCCCCCGAGTCACTCGCCCTGCACTTCTAAACAGGGGGAAACAAATGAAGACAGGACACAAAGTAACAATCGGCTCGTGCGATCCAGGATCCGTAAACGGATCATTCGCATACACACTGATCCAACTTGCGCAAGCAAGGAGCAGCAGACTCGGGCCATTTGTAAGAATTAAGGGTTCCGGACTTTTATCAAAGCAACGCAACCGAGTGGTCAAACAATTTCTCGATAACACCAGCAGCGACTGGCTTCTTATGTTGGACTCAGACGAGCAGCTCGGCGTCGCAGCATTTGACGCCTTGATCGACACAGCCCATGACAAAGACCGCCCGATCGTCGCAGGCCTTGTCTTTGCAGGATTTGGAGTACCAGGCAAGCCTTACCCGAAGCCAGTCCCGGCAATATTTCAGGATTCAGATAACGGCTTCCTTCCGCTTTACAAATACGACAAGAACGCAGTCTTCGAAATTGACGCAGCAGGAACAGGATGCCTGCTCGTTCACCGGAGCGTTCTGGAGAAGATGCGCGAAGTCGCAGATCCAAACCAGGGCAAAGACTGGTGCTGGTTCTGGGATGGGCCAGTAAACGGAGAATGGATCGGCGAGGATTTATTATTCTGCCGAAGGGCAAAGGCGCTCGGATTTACGATCCACGTAAACACAGCTGCAATCTTGCCGCACCAGAAGAGCTTCTGGATGGAAGAGATTCATCATGATATTTGGAAAGATTAAGAAGACCCGGCGCAAGCCGGCAAAGGAAACAGCAACCGCCGATCCCAAACTAGAACGCGCAATGCTGCCGAAACCGGAAAGAAGGACGAAGCGTGGCCCTAACTAATGCCTATTGCACCCTGGCCGAATTAAAGGCCTCACTTGCGATCACAGACAGCGTGGACGACACCCCACTCGAAGCAGCGATCACAGCAACCAGCCGCATGATTGACGATTACACCGGGCGCTTCTTTTACCGCAACGGAACCACCCAATCACCAGTCGCCCGTTATTACACGCCGCTAGATCCCTGGACGATGAACATGGACGATAACGTTTCGATCACGCAAGTGGCCACAGACGACAACTTCAACCAGACATGGGATACCGTCTGGTCGACCAGCGATTACATGCTCGAACCAGTAAACAACCCACAGCGCGGATGGCCAGTCAACCGCATTCTCGCAATCGGCCGATACGTTTGGCCTTATTATTTGCCACAGGCATGCCGAATCACTGGCGTCTGGGGATGGAACGCAGTACCAGCAGAGATCAACATGGCAACCTTGATCCAATCAGCTCGATTATTTACACGTCGCCAGTCGCCATTCGGAATCGCAGGAAGCCCGGACTTAGGCACAGTGCGCCTCACAGCCAAACTAGACGCAGATGTTGAAGCCTTGCTTCGACCATTCCGCAAGAACAATGGGCTGGCTAAATAATGCCGATGCAACCAAGCCAGGTGCGAGATGCGCTCAAGACAAGACTTCAAACAATTTCAGGGCTTCGCGTTTACGAATTGATCCCAGAACCAGTAACACCACCATGCGCGATCGTGGGTCAGCTCGACTTCACATTCGACATCGATAACGCCCGGGGATTAGACCAAGCAAACGTCGACATTTATGTGATCGTCCAGCGCTTCTCAGAACGAGCAGGCCAGGACAAGCTCGATGGATACCTTGCAGGCACAGGAGCAACATCCATCAAAGCAGCCATAGAGGGAGATAGAACGCTAGGCGGAACGTGCCAGACATTGCGAGTGATCGGCGCAGAGTCAGGAACATACGATTCGCAATCGAACACATTTCTCTCGTACCGATACCGCCTAACCATCTGGGGATAAGGAGCACCACATGACATACACAGTAACCTCAAAGCGAGAAGTCTGCGGCAAGACCACAGGCGACACAATCACCACAAAAGAATTGCAAGATGCAGGAGTCAGCGCAGAAACCCTGATCGCTGGAAACCACATCAAAGCAAGTAACACAGCACCACAAATCCCATCCATCAAAACAGAAACAGAAGAAGGAGCGACAAAATAATGGCTCGCATAGTTCTCACTAACGCATTTATCTCCGTCGGCGGAGTGGATCTGAGCGATTTGGTCGCATCAGTAACACTTAACTCGACATTCGACGTCGTCGAAACGACAGCATTCGCGTCAACAGCAGTAAAGACACGCGTTGCTGGCTTGGCAGACAATTCAGTAACGCTCGAATTCCACCAGGACTTCGCAACCAACGAAGTGGAGCAGACAATCTACCCACTTCTCGGACAAGCTTCGACAGTAATCGTCAAGCCAAACGGAAGCACCACCAGCGCATTCAATCCGTCATATACATGCAGTGCTATAATTTCAGAATGGACTCCGATCAACGGATCCGTCGGTGAATTGGCCACAGCATCTGTGACTTGGCCAGTATCCGGAGCAATCACAAAGGCGGTCGCATAATGCCAAGACTTGTACTAACAAACGCATCCGTTGTATTTGGAAGCACTGATCTCTCGACATATATCTCGAGCATCACTCTAAATTCAACATTCGATATCGTGGAAACCACTGCATTCGGAAACACAGCGAAAACACGTGTGGCCGGTCTTGCAGACAATTCCGTCACGTTCGAATTTCACCAGGACTACGCAACATCAGCAGTCGAGCAAACAATCTATCCGTTGCTTGGAACAGCAGTCAGCGTAGTAGCAAAGCCAGTCGCCGGAACGACAACAGCAGTGAATCCGCAATACGCGTTTTCTGCTCTTGTTTCAGAATGGACTCCGCTAAATGGATCCGTCGGTGAATTAGCAACAGCATCTGTAACTTGGCCGATCTCCGGCGCAATTACGAAGACAACAACCTAAAGAAAGTAGGGGGAAAGATGGATGGATTAAATATCAAAGTCAAGACGACTGATGGCGTGGAAAAAACGTTCTCATTGCGACCACGCATCATCGTCGACTTCGAACAGAAGTACGGCAAAGGCCTAGCCAAACTTATCGGCGAAGAGCAGAAACTCGAACACATTTATTATCTCGGGTGGCTTGCATTAAGAGCAAACGGAGTCATCGTAAAACCATTCGGCCCGGAGTTCTTAGATACGCTCGAAGGAGTGCAACTAGACACAGACCCAAATTCAGAATCCACAGAGATAGCCTGACCTATTCAATAGCAGCAGTTTCTGTGGAAACAGGAATAGATCCGATTTCTTTAATGGATGCACCAGACGGCATCCTTGAAGCGATCGTGATTTATCTTAAGGAGAAGGCAAAGGCGGCAAACAAACATGGCCAATGAAGTCGTTGTAATTAGCGGCATCAAAGAAACCACCGCCGCCTTGAAGAAATTCGACAAGGACGCAGCTCGTCGGCTGAACAAAGTCGTCAACGACGAGCTGCGCCTGGCCGAAAATGCAGCCAAAGACCAGATAGACACAAAGCCGCCCATGAGTGGCTGGAGAACGACGGCGGCAAAGAACCCACGCAAGGGCGTCAGAGGTGGCGAAGGCTGGCCGGCATGGGATCCACAGGCAATCCGCCAGGGCATCGTTAAAACCCGTTCTGAAGGCCGCGTGAGAGCCGATTACACCACCAGCGCAGGCGCGCTCCTAAACAAGACCGCCTCGGGCGTTATCTTCGAAGTCGCAGGACGCAGGACACCAGGGCAAGGAACCGGACGCCAGATGATCGGCGTATTGAATGACCGCTTCCGCAAAGCCAGTCGCGGAATATGGGCCGTCATTGATCGCGATCGCCCCCGGATTTATCGCAATATTAGAGCCGCAATGGACGACGCAGAGAAGACCCTGCAAGCCAATCTAGAAAAACAGAAGGGATAACCGAGCATGGCAATAGGCGCAGTAACCGCCCGGATTATTACCCAATATTCAGATAAGGGCAGCAAGGCAGCAGCCAGAGATATCAACAAGCTCGGCAAGAATTTCGACAAGTTTGCAGGCAGAGTAGGCAAGGCCTTCGGCATTGCAGCTGCAGCGAGCGCAGCATTCGCCGTCAAGATCGGCGTGGATTCAGTCAAGGCTGCGATCGCAGACGAAAAATCCCAGGCGCTGCTTGCCAATTCACTCAAAAACACCACCGGCGCAACAGACGCAGCGATCGCCGCAACCGAATCATATATTGATCAGACTCAGCGAGCATTCGGAGTCGTTGATGACGACTTAAGGCCAGCGCTTGCCAAATTAGCAGGCGTCACCGGCGACATTACGCAAGCGCAAGGATTACTAGGAGTAGCACTCGACCTTTCAGCAGGCTCAGGCATCGATCTGACGGCAGCAGTATCTGCGATCACGAAAGCAACCCAGGGCAACTTCGGAGCATTAACCAAACTCGGTGTGCCGATCGATGCAAACGTAAGAAAGACGAAAGACTTTGCAGCCGTTCTCGGAATTCTTCAGAAGCAATTCGGTGGAGCAGCAGCAACGAGAGCAAACACCTTCGAATTTAGAATGAAGCGCCTCGGCATTGCATTCGACGAAGCCAAAGAAACACTAGGCACAGCACTGATGCCGGTGCTTGAAGAATTATTCACAGTGATGATCACTAAAGTCATTCCAGCAATACAAACATTCCTGAACGAAAATGGAAACAAACTCGTCGCCGTTATGACCCAGGCAATCAAAGCCATTGTCGGCTTCGGATTTGCAATCTTCAAAGTCTTTGCATTTGTAGCAAAGCATAAGGAAGTCTTCGTAACACTTGGCGCGATATTTGCAGCAACATTCGTAGCAGGCAAAGTGATCGCATTCGTTACAGCGATACAAGGACTGGTCAAGGCTTACCAAGCAATCCGAGCTGCAGCACTTGGAGCAGCAGCAGCGCAGGCAGTCGCAACAGGCGGAATCTCAGTAGCAGCAGCCGTAGCAGGAGCCGCTGCATTTGCAGCTTCACTAGGCGGCCTTTACCTCATCACTAAAAAAGCCAATAGCGAGATGAGCAAACTAGAAACTACCGGCGAAGAATTAGAATTCTCATTCGACGGATTAAACGGAACGACTGAAAACTTCCTCGGAAGTCTCAAAGGCCTCAACGTTGATCTTGGCAAAGCAGGAAAGAGCACAAAGGCGCTCACAGCAGCAGACCTCAAACTTATTCAGACACAGAAGGCGCTCGCAGCGTTGGCAAAATTCAAAATCAAGCCAACCACAGAAACAGATCCAATCCAGCTCGAAGCAGCACGCCTGAACCTTATAAAGCAATCAAATATCCAGGAATCAGAGCGAGTCAAGGCCATCCTTGCAAACCTTGACGCGCAACTGAAGGCAAACGACGCGATCAAGCGATACACCGACCTGCTCGGCGTTGTTGCAGATTCGAAGATTTCAGCAGAAGAAGTAATCGTCCTATCGCAGAAGTGGGGCATAAGCAAAGAAGCGGTGGTTGCATACACAAGCGCAATCTTCGCAGTCAACGACGGAAAGATTTCCACAAAGGAAGTCGACGCACTCGCAGCGCAATGGGGCGTCACAAAGGCGCAGGCACAGGTTTATCTCGACTTCTTCGCAGCGCTAAACGACGGCAAACTTTCAGATGAAGAGATCAATAAACTTGCGACTAAGTGGGGCCTGACAAACAAAGAAGTCGCCGATTACGCAAAGAAAATATCAGACGGCGTCAGCCCTTCTGATCTTTGGCCTACACCCGGCAACCAGGCAGCACAATCATGGAAAGACGCGCTCGCAGCTCTTAACGCCTACGTTGCAGCTTCAGGAGCGAAGATCGCAGCGCCAGTAACGGCGGCGCCACCAGCAGGAACGCCACTACCGCCAGGATTCAAGCCATATCTTCCAGATATTCCAGGCTCAAAGAAACCAGGAGATCCAGGCTTCATCGGGCCAGTAGCAATCACTCCAAAGGCAGCAACACCGAGCGCCCTGGAAAGTTTTCGCAAGGCAGAATCTGCAGCTGCATACGATCCACTTTCGAGCCTTAAGGCAACGGCAGCGCCATCGACCAGCAACTTCACCGATCAAGGATTAAAGAACAAACTTAAGGCGATGGGAATGGCCGTTCTAGGCGACGGCGGCATCGTTAACAGCCCCACAGCTGCGCTGATCGGCGAAGCAGGGCCAGAGGCCGTCATTCCACTCAACCGAATGGGATCAATGGGCGGATCCACCGTCAACATCGTTGTAAACGGCAGCGTTACCAGCGAAGGCGACCTCGTCAACTCGATCCGCAACGCCATTCTCCAGGGCCAAAATAACGGCCAGGCGATTACAAAGACAGCGATCCAACTCTAATGGCAGGCATTCCACAGCTCGGAGCGACGATCGACTTCGTGAACGGCCCGGCATTTATTTCAGCAGCATTCACTTTGGACGACGCCATCAAGGGCAAACTAGGAACAGGGCAACTTGCAGACGCAGACGATTCAGTCGACATTTCAGACATCATTCTGCGCTCATCCATTCGAAGAGGACGCAACCGCATCCTGAACAAATTCGAAGCAGGAACGGCCGTCGTTGAGATTAAAGACGAAACCGGCGACTGGAACCCGGCCAATACAGCAGGCCCCTACTACGGCAAGCTCGTACCCTTGCGCAAAATTCGAATCTTTGCAGATTACGAAGGCATCCGCTACTACTTATTTTCAGGCTTTATCACCAGCTACGACACCACCTTCGCGCTCGGAGCCGATGAAGTTTCTAGGGTGATCCTCAATTGCGTCGACGGCTTCCGCCTTCTCAATAACGCAGCGATTAGCACAGTGCCAGATACGGCAGCAGGGCAACTAAGCGGAACACGAATCAACAAACTTCTAGATGTTGTTGATTGGCCATTATCGCAAAGAGATATCAACGCCGGCGACAGCACGATGCAGGCAGATCCAGGAACAGCAGATAGAACCGTCCTTGAAGCGATTCAGACGGTAGAAAATAGCGAATTCGGTGGCTTCTTCTTGGACGCAGAAGGAAATGCAACCTTCTACTCTAGAACCACAGTTAGCCAGTACGCAGACTCGACACCGACAGTTTTCAGCGACGACGGCACAGGAATCGGATACGCCCAGATTGACCTGGCCTTTGACGACACCTTGATCGTGAATAACGTCTCGGTTCAAAGATTAAACGGAACAAACCAGATCGTAAGCGACCAGACATCGATCGATAACTACTTCATCCATTCAGGAGCCAGAACCGGCATTCTCGTGCAGACAGATACAGAGGCGCTGAACCAGGCAACGATGATCTTGGAATCACGCAAAGACGCAACACTTCGCATCGATTCCATGACGCTCAACCTTGTCGACGACGGCCAGGAAGCACGCAACATCGCCGGCGTTGATTTGGAGATATTCGACCTGGTCAACGTTACAAAGGCGATGCCAGGATCCACATCGATCACCAGTGAATTATTCGTACAAGGACTGCAACACGACATAACAAGGACAACATTCACCACTAAGATACTGACGAGCGAACCGATCATCCAGGCGTTTATTCTCGACAGCACATCGCAAGGAATTCTGGACGTCGCAGGCGTTCTCAGTTACTAACAAGGAGAAATCATGGCAGGAGCAGGATACAAACTATTCGCAACAGGCGACGTTTTGACGGCAGCGCAAGTCAACACTTTTCTGATGCAGCAGACGGTGATGGTATTTGCATCTTCAGCAGCTCGAACCACAGCCCTAAGCGGAGTATTGGCAGAGGGCATGGTTTCATATCTCCAGGACACAAACAGCCTTGAAGTTTATGACGGATCCGCCTGGGTAGGAGCAACCGGCGATATCACAGCTCTAACAGCAGGAACCGGAATCAGCATAACCAGCGCAACCGGGCCAATTCCAACCGTTGCGATCGATTCCACCGTTGCAACTTTGACCGGCAGCCAGACTTTGACTAACAAGACGCTGACAACCCCGGCAATTAACGGCGGCACAAACACCGGCAGCGTTCTCGTAGGGCCAGAAGAGCGAACCACAGTCGCAGCTACGGCAGCCACAGGAACGATCGCATACGACGCCATCACCCAGGGCGTCCTTTATTTCACCAGCAACGCCAGCGCAAACTGGACGCTGAATATTCGGGGCAATTCAGGAACCACACTCAATTCGATTCTGGCCGTAGGCGATGCGATCACAGTGACCCATCTCGTTACACAGGGCAGCACCGCCTACTACAATAACGCGGTGCAGATCGACGGATCCGCCGTAACACCGAAGTACCAGGGTGGAACAGCATTCGCCGCCGGCAACGCCTCAAGCATTGACGCCTACGTTTATACGGTCGTCAAGACTGCGGCGACGCCCACCTACACAGTATTCGCAAGCCAGACGAAATTCGCATAAGGGGAATCGATGTCACCGATCATAGGAGCAAGGGGCGGCCTTTCAGCATCGGCCTACGGATTGTTTACGGGTGCTGTTGCAGAAATAAACTCTTATGAGTCAATTGCAACCATTAACGGAACTGGTTCATCCGGAACGATTTCCTTCACTTCAATCCCATCTACATATAATCATCTTCAAATTAGATGGATTGGAAAATCAACATCAACTGGAACCTATACTATTTTAACTTTCAATGGAGATTCTGCCAATAACTACGTAACTCATAGCCTCTTTGGAAATGGATCAGTCGCAAGTGCAGAAAACTATCCGAATAACAGTTCTATGAGTGGTGGATTCTTGACGACTTCATCACAAACAGGATTTGGATCAGCAGTTCTAGATATCTTGGACTATAAAAATACTTCAAAAAATACAACGCTTAGAGGATTAACAGGAAGAGATAACAATGGTTCTGGAACTGCTGCGATCCTTAGCGGTCTTTGGCGTAACACTACTACTGTTAATCGGATAGATATTACAGTAGATTCTAGTTCTTCTTGGTCGACCACTTCATCATTCGCACTATATGGAATCAAGGGATAAGCAATGCCATCAACTTACACGCCACTAGCGACCCAAACTTTAAGTTCCCCAGCTTCCACAATAACCTTCTCCAGCATCCCCAATACTTATACAGATTTAATCTTAATATTTAATGGTTCAGCAGCATCGTATGTCAATACATATCTAACAATAAATGGAGACTCAAGTGTGCTATATAGCGCAACTCGTCTATACGGAAATGGAACCTCTCCGAGTTCGACTAGTTATAGTGCCGCAAGTTTTTCATACGCTGGCGATGTTCAAACAAGTGGGAGCAATGGAATAATTCATTTTATGAGCTACGCAAATACAAATGTAAAGAAAACATTTATCTCGCGAGATAGCGCTGCTAATGGCGGTGTGGGAGCCTGGGCTGGATTGTATAACAGCACCTCGGCAATCAGTTCTATATTATTTGGAGCAACAAGCGGAACAAACTTCAATTCAGGTTCTACTTTTACACTTTATGGAATAAAGGCTGCATAATGGCAAACACATTCGAATTCATCTCAACAACCACTGTGGCAACAGCAGCATATTCAGTCACAGTCTCATCAATACCACAAACATATACAGATTTAGCAATACTGATAAGCGCTCGAAGCGATTATGGTGTAAGTACACATGAGATGCAATTTGCAATAAATTCTGTGACTACTGGCTACACAAACAGAATGGTATATACCAATACCGGAACCAGCGCTCAATCAGCAACCGCATCAAACGCTTTCTATACATGGGCTGGCGCTGTTGTTGGAAGTTCAGGAACATCTGACACATTTTCTAATTGCATGGCTTATCTTCCAAACTACTCAAGCACCACGCTAACAAAAAGCATGTTATCCGATGCAACAGCAGAAAATAATGCAGCAGCATCTATCTTATGGATGAATGCCGGACTTAATACAACTACTGCTGCAATTACATCGCTAACATTTTACTGCTGGCAGTCTTTTATCAACTTCGTACCTGGAACAACCTTCACGCTTTACGGCATCAAGAACTCATAAGGAGATAAGAATGACAATACCAATGACAATCGAAGTCAACTGCGCAACAGGCGAAGTCATAGAGCGCCCACTTACGGCAGAAGAGATCGCACAGCGCGAAGCCGATGTAGCGACTTATGCAGCTCAGAAGGCGGAGCAAGAAGCCGCCGCCGCCGCCCTCGCCGAATTAAAGGCAAGCGCAAAGGCGAAGCTCGTGGCAGGGCAGCCTTTGACGCCAGAAGAAGCAGACACGCTCGTCCTTTAATGGGATACCAAGAAGGCGATTGCACCCGGGAACCAACCCGGACGATCGACGACGCCGTCGACGAAGTAGAAGCATCGGGGATCCAGAAGAAACCAGGAGAGATCAATGGGAATCAGCACCCGGCAAGTCACCGTAGGAACCACAGCAACCGCGCTCGTTGATGCAACAGCCGAAGCAGAGATGGTCTATTTACACAGCTCAAGCGGCACGTGCTATGTGGGCAACAGCGATGTAACTTCCAGCACCGGATACCGGATGGATAACGGCGACAAGCTTACGATCGAGAACAAGGCAAACGGAATCTGGGCAATCACCAGCTCGGGAACCGTCACGATGCAAGTGATGGCGATCGGTAAATGACAGCGCAGGATTACGCAGCTCTGGCCGTTTCAATTCTTACAATCGCCGGAGCCTTTATCGCCATAACCAGATGGCTGGTCAAGCATTATCTCGCAGAATTAAAACCAAACGGGGGCAGCTCAGTCAGCGACAGAATTTCGAGAGTGGAAACCAGAGTAGATGAAATTTATAGCCTGCTTCTTAACGACAGCGCTCGTCGCAAGCCTTAGCGGATGCGGATACCAGGGATGGGTTCGATATCCATGCCAGCAATATGAGAACTGGCAGAAACCAGAGTGCCAGCCACCGCAATGCGAAGCGATCGGCCAATGCACGAAAGACCTTCTCCCAGAAGTGGATACCCAGAATGGCTAGGAAGCGTTTCACGCCCGAAGAACTTCACGCACGCCTGATCGTAACGATCGGAATCATCCTGGCCGTTGTTTTCGCCGGATCCGTTTTCAGCCTTCTATACGCCTTGCTTTTCATTACGCAGCCGATGGCACAGGCCCCAAACGATGCAGCCTTCATCGATCTAGTTTCCACATTGTGCGTCTTTCTGACCGGCACGCTTGCAGGAATACTGAGTGCCAATGGGCTAAAATCTAAACCGAAGCAGCAGCAAGAAGGGGAAGCAAGTGAACCAACTCGATAAGTTTATCGAAGTAGCCAAAGCAGAACTCGGCTACATCGAAGGGCCAGCAGATAACCAAACGAAATACCAGAAGGCAAACCAACCCTGGTGCGGAGCATTCGTGAACTGGTGCGCAAAACAAGCCGGCGTCAAGATTCCAAACTGCACATACACGCCAGCAGGAGCAACAGCATTCATGGACAAGAACGCCTGGACACTTGCAGAATCAGCAGATCCACAGCCAGGCGATATCGTCTTCTTTGATTTCCCAGGAGATGCGCTCGATCGCATTTCACACGTTGGAATCGTGATCACGAATAACGGCAACGGCACAGTCACCTGCATCGAAGGCAACACCAGCCCGGATAAGAAGGGCGACCAGCGCAACGGCGGCGAAGTTTGCCAGAAGATACGAGCATTCAAGAAGAAGAATCGCGGCAAGGTAAACCCATCGCTTCCAGTCTTTATCGTAGGATTTGGACGCCCTAAATTTAAGGAGATCGCAAATGGATAAGAAGCAGCTCGAAGCAATTGCAATGACCTACCTGCGAGCAGGAGCAGCAGCAGTCGCAGCACTTTATATGGCAGATCCGAACCGCCCACTCAAGGAATATCTTGCAGCAGGAATCGCAGCAGTCGCTGGCCCACTCTTAAAGGCCATCGATCCAAGAGCAACCGAATTCGGACGCGGAGCAAAGTAGTCGATGAATCGGGGGGAAATTCTTCAAGAAGCAGCTCGACTCACAGCCAAAGACCGCCAGCAAACATACGGCGATCCAAAGACCAACCACTCCAGAATCGCAGACTTATGGACGACATATCTGGAACACGAAATAACCCCACAGCAAGTGGCGATATGCATGGCGCTAGTTAAAGTCGCACGCTTGATGGAAACAGAAACCCTGGACTCATTCGTAGATTTAGCGGCATACGCCAGCATCGCCGGCGAGATTGCGACAGACAAATGAACGAAATGATTATCCTCGTACCAACCAGAGGACGCCCACGCAACGCAGTCGAACTATTGGCAGAGCACGATAGCCTTTCCACATATTCAGACATTCTCTTCGTTATTGACGCAAACGACCCAGAGCACGATGCCTACGAATACGAAGTAGGCGCAGACAAGTGCATGACAATTCAGAACGAAACCCGGGGAAT